TTAAAATGTTTACTGATTTCTTTCAGGATGGCGAGATCACTAAGAAAGATATTCGGGAATTTAAGAATGTTCTTCTTGATATTTATCTTCCGAAAACAGTGAACAACTACATTGTGATTTGTAATAAGTTTATTAAATTCGTTGAGTTTATAAACAAGTATGGTGAGTTTGAATTATTCGCATTTAAAAAGTTCACATCCACATTGACCATGAAGCCGGTTAAGATCCAGAAAGAAATATACCTGGATGAAGTGCTTGAGCCTTCGGATCTCAAAAGACTGCTGCGTAAGGCGAAAGAAAAAAACATGATGGATTTGTATTTCATCATGAAGATTTATGCATACACTGGCATTCGTGAAAGTGAATTGAAGTATTTCACTGTGGAAAACTTAGAAAATAATGTGTTGATGATTTCAAACAAAGGGAAAGTTCGTAAGGTGATTGTTCGAAATGATTTGATGCGTGAGCTTAGAAGATATGCTAAGAAGAACAAAATCGAATCAGGAACATTGTTTCCTGGAAAGAATGGAAAGATGCTGCATAGAACGACGATCACAAGAAGGATGAAAAAGTTGGCCGGACAATGCCGAGGAATCAATTTGAATAAGATTCATCCGCATTCCTTCAGACATTTATTTGCGATCCAGTTCTTAAAGTGTGGTGGAACACTGAATGAATTGCAGGCACAGCTTGGCCATAGTTCTTTAAACACAACTTCGATCTATACTGCCACTACTGTTATGCAGCGTAAGAATTCAATAAACGATGTTACGTTTGGATAAGGAGGAACGATCGTGCATGAAGATATTTATGCAGTGTACAAAGGTGAAAAGCTGATTGTTATAGGTACAGAAAAAGAAATCTGTAGAAAATTGCATTGGACTAGAAGCACTTTTAAGTGGGAGGCTTATCCGAGCATTATGGCCAAACATGGTGCTATGAAAAACAGGCTTTGTTTGGTAAAACTCGAAAATGATCCGATTGGAGAAGTTGAGGAATTGTTGATTCATGAAACGGAAAAAGGAGTCAGGTATTATGCTTGCTCTGATTGCACATTTAAAAAAATCTACAAGAATGGAAGTGTTTGTATTTCGAAGCCGTGGAAGCATCATAATGTTTATGAAACAAAAATCTGCGGAAAGCCAATAAATGCATCCAGACTGCTGGCAAAAGCATTTGTGAAGTACGATCTTCGAGATGATGAAGTGGTTATTGTGGATTGGAAATTGAAATTAGAGAATATGAAAATAGTTAAAAAAGAAAAGTGGAACGCTAAGGTGGCGCCAAAGGCATCCACTCACAGAACTAAAACAATCGGATATTTCAAGGATGGAAAACTTGTGAAAACATATCCTAGTTCCAGGAAGGCGGCAGCTGATTTATATTGCAGTTATCAGACGATATTGGATATTTGCAATGGCAAATACAAAAGAGAACCATTGGTTGATGTGAGATACATTTGAGAAAGGAACAAATGAAATGAATGCAGATGATAAATATTGGAAATATAACGAGGCGGAAGATGTGTATGAATTGTATTACGTTGAATATTATGAGCCTGAACTAATTGTAACAATCGAAAAGAATTTTGACGGTGATTATGTTTATGATTTTCATGATAAATTCGATGCTGATTGTGGATATTTAAATGCTACAACAATCGAAGATGCAAAAGAAGAAGTTGAGGAAATCATCGTATGCAATCTAGAAGATAAAATTGAACGTTTACGCAATTATTTTGAGCATCTAAAAGAAGTTTTAAAAGATTTTGAAGGAGGAAAAAACAATGAATAAAACGGATTTACGCATGATTGAAACCATGCTAAAGAAACAAGATGAGTTGAATTCAGCCATCATGAAAGAGTTTGGTTTGACCACAATTTCGAAGGAACAGATTGACTTGGCCACACTTGATGAGATTGGTGAATTCACTCATGAGCTAAAAGGTGACTGGTGCTGGTGGAAGAAGTCTCAGGAACCAGTCAACAGAAATAAAGTCCTGGAAGAGTTGGCAGATATCTTCCACTTTGTTTTGATCTATGAATTATTTTACGGAAAAAGAAACTATTTGACTGATTCCGAGTGTAATCGAGAAAGTCCTCATGACTATTTGCCTATGGTGAAAATGGATATTGGCTTTGGATTAGCAAATGCATTGATTAGTATTCTTAAACTTGTAGATGGTCGATTGATGTATCTATTGGCATTGAGCGAACACTTAGGATTCTGCCTGGAAGAAATCTATGCAGCTTATATGAGAAAAAACGCGATCAACATGGAAAGGTTAAAGAATGGGTACTAGGCATGTGGATTAGAAATCAGAGAAAAAATGCTCTAGTGAATATTAATTTTCTTCGTGTCATTAATGACGGCAATTACTGTTTGATATGTGGTGCAACAACTGATGGATATGATTGCGAATTAGGTGTTTATTCGACAGAAGAAAAAGCGTTGGATGTGTTAGATGAAGTTCAAGAATTAATTGAAGATAAGCAATTTTGTAAGACTTATAAAGTAGAGTTTGAAAATACTGTTTTGAATAATGGTGTTCAAGTTTATCAAATGCCACAGGATGAGGAGAATTTTTAAAATGGCACCAGGAGAATTTATTAAGACTTGTTTCGCGATTGCGTGCGTTTTGATATCCTTTGTAATCTATATCAAAGTTTCGTTTGTGCTTGTAGATTGGCTTGTTGAACGGATTAGAGAAGCTACTCTAAAATATAAAATAAAACGATCGCTTATTGAGTATTTAGAATCAGAAAGAGAATCCTTGGAAAATCGCAAAGACTTAGAAGAGCATGAGGAGGAAGCATGACAGAAAAATTAAGACCTTGTCCGTTCTGTGGTGGAGAAGCAAAATTACAGTTAACGGACGATGAAGGAAATTTTAAAGATGAATCCTATTTAGAAAATCCATACAGTGGAGTTGGATATGTAATTATGCACGATACAAGTAATTCAACAGACGGTTGCCCAATTGCTACTGATTCCGATAGTTCGCAAGGCAGCTACATTTACGTATCAAAGGAAGCGGCAATAAATGCCTGGAACGGAAGAACAGATGATGATTTAACCAATTATATATCTAAAATTATGAATATCTTCTATGGATCATTCATAAATCACAATAAAGAGCTAATTCTGATTCCAAAAACAAATCTATATTTCTATTTAGGCGATGTTAATACAGTTGCTGAAATGAAGTACAAATTACTTGAATGGTGCAGTAGAAGTTGTTTTAAATCGATGCCATACAGATACACAAAGAAGAATAGAGAGTATCAAGACGATGTTTTAAGAAAAGTGAATGAATGTCTTGGTATGGAATTTACACGAGAGCAAATGGAATTGATTTACACAAAATTAGGAAACTGTATAAATCATGAATTGACAATGAAATTTGTTAGTAGTGGTTATGATATGAAATTGTTGGAGGAAGAAAATGCTAAACACAAATATTAATCAAAAGTTAGAATTTCATTCTGTAAGTGGTTTGACGTGTAAATCACATCCGAAATCTATTATTTGTAAAACTAGCGAAGATCCTTATTTGTTAGACATGGATAATCCAAGAAAACGTGATACAACTTATACTCGCTATAAAGATGAACCAGTCGTTGTTTTACAAGTAATGATTTTAGAAAAAGGATTTTTAGTTGAATATGTGCCAAAAGATGTTTACGAGATGAAAGAAAATGATTGAAATAGCTTGTATGTTATACAATTTGGCAATAATTGGAATCACCTGCTATATGTGTGCAAATTACAGTTATTGGTTCTTATTGCTATTATTGCTAACAGGCAGTTATAAAAGCGATAGGAGCGAGGAAGAACATGAGGAGGATTTTTAATGTCAAAGAAAAAGAGAACGATTGTAAACCAGGAACAACACTCATTTGAGTTCTTGGGCTTTGAATTAGATTCGCAAACTTATCTTAAAACACTCACAAAACAAGAACTAATCGACTATATCTATATGGTTTATGACAATTGGAGTGGCATAGATATTATGACGGAACGCGTCAGAAAGTTAGGCATAGAGACGTATAGAAAATTGCTGATCAACAGAGAAGCTCTTAAATTGTTTGTTGACTGGGCCGAAGAATGTGACTTTGGCTATGATCAACTACCTGAGGAATATGAAAAATATAAAACGGACCTGGAAGAAAAAGATTTAGGTTATTGCGAAGGCTTGAGATATATTGCCATCCAGGAAGCAAAAAAAGCTCTTAAAGTGTACGAAAATCATGTAGAAATGATGGATGAAAAGTTGGATGAATGGGAGCAAGGAGAAAGAAAATGATTAAAATTTGTCCTGATTTGATTTCAAAAGAAGAAGTTGTGCCAATGATGGTTGGCAGAGGAACATTTACAAGACCAGTACTCCATGAATGCTTACAAAATCAATGCGTAGCGTATAAGTTTGGCAAATGTTTAAAATATGATAACAACACGGAATATTTAGAAAGCCTTGATAAAAAAAAAGAAATAGAGGAACTAAAAGGAGAATTGTAAAAATGAATAAAGAAAATATTATCAAATTAGTAGGTAATCAAATTCAAGATATTATAGCTCTTGAAACAATCAGAAGCTACACAATTGAGCATTTGGATAAGTCTGATAAAGACTACCAAAAGTATGTGTCGGATTTATATGTATATATTGTGTGGAAGAATAAAACTTTGCAGAACTGGAAGTATTTGTTGAGTACGAACCTTCCAGATTCAATGTATTACGAGTTAACGTATAACGGTGATAAAAAAGAATGGTATTTAGATGCATATAGAAAAGTTGAGAATCAATGCATTAGTGAAGAAACGATGATCGCGGAATTAAAAAGAAGAGGCTTGATGTAATGAAAACTTTAAAAGAATTAGAAAAAGACTATCTGGAAAAGAAAGAGGTATATGAGAATGCAGTTACCGCTCTTGCACACTCTGGATCTAATAAGGTGGAAGTGAAGAATGCAGCGGAAATCTTAGATAGTTCATACGAAGAATGCCAAAAGGCTTACACAGCTTGGCAGGAGGCAGTTAATAATGCCTAGTGCACTATGGTTTATTGGCGGTGTGTTCGTTGGAATGATGGTGTCATGTGTGTTGTTCTTGTTTGTGATGGGAGCACATGAAGATGATTATGATGGGTTTGAGGAGACTAAGTAAGTATGGAACAAACTACAGGAATGCCTTTACGCGAGCTTTTAAAAAAACTTTATGTTGAGAATATCACTTTACAGTGGGACTCAGATGATGATCCAATCGCAAAAATTTACAATCTAACAGAGAACGACTGGATGTTGTCTGAAGAACTGTTAGATTCAGAAGTGTTTGGAATTGAAGCACATGATAATGAGATTCATATTTTATTGAGGTGTTAAGACTATGGAATTACATACATATTTTGATCCAGCAAGAGAAAGACATGAAAAGGATTCGATGGTTGAACAGAATCAATGGGTATTTAAACTAGGAAGTTATACAGTGAGTGTATTAGCTCATAGAAATAGAAATGGTAAGTGGATCACAAATAGCACTGATCAAGAACCTTATGAGCTTGCAATACTAGATAAAACCGGAAATATGATATCAGGAGAGATTGGAAGATTGACTGAGAATTTAGTAAATCAGATCCTATGTGATGTAAAGGAATGTGTTTCTAGAGGTATTACACTGGATGAAGTTGAAGTGGTTAAAATCTCATTAAGAGCATTAGAAATGAAGAAGTATTTGAACTGTATTTCTAAGCTTTAGAGGTATCAAAAAAATCAAAAAGTTTTTTTCTTAAAAAAGTTAAAGATAATTAGTAAATAAGTAGGTTTAAAAGAGTTGAGTAAGTGCACGATAATATAAGGTTATAGTGCATAAAAAAAGAGGTGTTGAATAGTGGAAAACCAAGCGATCGAAATGCCTAATAAAACATGTGATGGATGTTTGTTCAGTGTGAAATTAGAAAGAGAAGCACTTGAATTAGCATGCCAAGATTTATTAGACATTGTTAAATATACAAATAAAACAAAAGACGATTTAGTTCATTATTATGTGAACAAGGCAGTAGAAAAGAGGGAAAAAAGGATGAGATGTAAACTTACTATTAAATGCCAGGGTTTAAATAAGAATGTTATTTCTGACAAGTACACACTGGAAGAGCTGCTGGAGTTGTATGAATCTGAAAAAGAAATTGATTTCAAACTAATCGATGGTAGTGTGATTCATGGTTATTTAATTGGATTCGTACAAGATAGATCACAAGTTATGTAAAAATGGAGCTGGAAAAAGTCTTGACAAAACTTCCAGCTTCTTTTGCTACAATAAATAAGAAAGGAAAGATTATTTTTTGCAAACCAATGAAAATCCGGCCAAATAATCTTTTTCTTTCGAAGCAGAGATTGTGTATATTTCCACTCAACAAAATATCTACGGCCGGATTTTGATATGGCAGGATAGAGTAATGGTAACTCGAGCGTTCCCTTAGCGCTCATTGGTGGTTCGATTCCACCTCCTGCGCCCAATTTACGAGGTACAAGATGACAAAGGAAAAAGCAAAGTACATATTGAGAGAGATTAAAAGCATTAAAAGATATTCAATGATCATCGCTGGTTTCGATGTGGATCTAAAAAGAATACATGATGAAATCGAAACACTGCAGATGCCAACATGTCCAAATGCAGACACTGGTCCTGCAGTTCAAACACATAAAGATAAATACACATTAGTGAATTCATTATTGTCAGATGAGATTGACTATATGAATGAGCGAGAAGAGTTCATGAATCTAAAAGTTAAGGCAGAACATTACTATGTTAAGTTGAAGTTGGTCTGTGAGAGTTTGGATCTGATCTCATTTGCGGATGATTTCATTAGTGGTGTGAAGGAAAATGAATTAAAAACAAAGTATGGATATGCCAATCCATACAAGAAAATGATTGATTTAATCATGAAGAGTGAGGAAAAAAGACATGTCTAACAATGATTATGATGTAATTGTTTGTAAAGTGTTGGTTTATCTTTATAAGAAATATAAGCGCATTGATGTTCCAGAAGATTATTTAACTCCAATGACTAAGGATTTCCCAGTATGTCAGGAAACGTTTGATGAAACATTGGCCATGATGTTGGGTGAAGGATTGATCAAAGGATTCGAATACATTGAAGCTTTTGGAGGAGATGAGATTATTGTTTTAGAAAACAATATTAAGATCACTCCAACAGGTATTCATTACTTAAAAGACAATTACATTATGCGTAGCCTTGTTGAAAAAATACCAGAAGCTGCAGCCATTGCCAGCTTATTTGTATAAAAAAGTAAAAGAGTTAGAACTCTAACTCTGTCAAGTGTGTTATTATGTATTTGCATAAAAAGGCCAGGAGGAAAACTTCCTGGCTTTTCTTATACCCAGGAGGTGGAAAACTATGGCAAACAAACGATTAGATTCATATGGAGTTCATAGACTGATCCTGGAAAGAAACAAGAAGAAGATACTAGCAACGCAAGATGTTTGTGGTATTTGTGGTAAGCCAGTTGATAAAAGATTAAAGTGGCCTGATCCAATGTGTGCAGTCATTGACCACATCATTCCAGTCAACAAAGGTGGTCACCCAAGTGACCTAAACAATCTGCAGCTTGCACACATGTGTTGCAATCGAATTAAATCAGATAAGTTATTCGAGAAAAGAGATTTTAGTGGTAATGCTACTGTTTCGAACAGAACACTGCCACAGAGCATTAATTGGGTCGAATACCGTTCTAAAAAATAAAAAAGTCACATAGAGGGGGGGCTATATGGGCGGCAGGCGCTCGTTTCCGAAGTTCGGCTGTTACTACGCATATTTCTCTATGAACATCGATGAATGGCCGCAGAGCCTTTAAAATGGAGGTTTGAAGATGAATTACAAAGGTATAAATTTTTTGAAAAAACAACTTTTTTCCAAAAGAAATCGAGTGAGAATGCGATATAGATATTATGAAATGAAGAATGGAATTAAAGACTTTAAAATTGCGATTCCTAATGAATTTAAGTATGTGTCAGAAACACTTGGATGGTGTTCTAAAGCGGTCGATTCATTAGCGGATCGCATTTCTTTTAAAGAGTTTGAAAACGATAATTTTAACATGAACAAAATCTTTGATATGAACAACAAAGATATTCTTACAGACAGTGCGATTCTTGGAGCATTGATCGCATCATGTAGTTTTATCTATATTTCACAAGATGAAGACGGATATCCTAGACTTCAGGTAATCGATGCGTATGATGCGACAGGCATCATTGATCCAATCACTAACATGATGATAGAAGGATATGCAGTGTTGGAACGTGATGAGAAATATAATATTTTAACAGACGCTTATTTTACGTGTGAAGAAACAGTTGTGTTTGATTATGTTGGACATAGAGAAATACATGTTCCTAATCCAGCAAGATATTGTTTGTTGGTGCCAGTGATTCATAAGCCGGATGCTAAAAGACAGTTTGGCCATTCCAGAATCTCGAGAGCATGTATCAATCTTCAACAAGGAGCACTAAGAACATTAAGGCGTTCTGAAGTAGCTGCAGAATTCTACTCATATCCGCAAAAATATATTCTAGGTACAGATGCAGATGCAGAACAGATGGACAAAATCAGAGCATCTATCTCGACCATGCTTCAAATCTCACGAAGCGAAGACGGAGGAAGTACACCAACGGTAGGACAGTTTGCACAACAATCCATGTCACCACATATTGATCAATTAAAATCGATAGCATCTTTGTTTGCAGGAGAAACAGGATTAACACTGGATGATCTTGGTTTTGTGACAGACAATCCATCAAGTGCAGAAGCAATTAAGGCAGCACATGAAAACTTGCGATTGGCCGCAAGAAAAGCACAAAAGAATTTCGCAACTAGTCTGATTAATGTTGGATATCTTGCAGCATCTGTCAGAGATGGATTTGAATACAAAAGAAATCAGATTTACGAAACAAAAGTTAAATATGAACCACTATTTGAACCGGATATGTCTACATTATCATTAATCGGAGACGGAGCTATTAAAATCAATCAAGCGGTTCCAGGATATTTTAATAAAGATAACCTACAGGATCTTACTGGTATTGCATCAAGTAAATTGGATGTTCCATCAGTGCCGGATGGTGAGGAATAAACATGGATGATATTTCAATTGGGCTTCTTAAGCAAGTTAAGAAGTCTTTTTCTTCCGGTGTTGAAGATTCTAAAACTATTAATGATTTATTAAAAAAGCTAGATGATAAAAAAGCGGATTACGAAGATGCGCAGAAATATGCGATTGAAGTTGGTGAGCTTCTTTCAAGGTCTTTTGAAGAAAACATTGATTCTGCATCATTACCAAACGGAAAGATGTACTACAACATTGCGAAAAAGGTTGTGGATCCAGAATTAAAAGAAGGATTCGAAAAAGTTTCAGATTATTCTACGAAGGTTCAAAAAATTTTAAATGAAGATGCAAAGATTGGATTAAAAGTTCAAAAACCCGTATACAATCAAGCAAGATCTAATGGAATTGTTAGAAGATTGGCAGATGCAGAGTCCTATGATGATGTTTCCTGGATTTTAAAAGATCCAGTAGTAAACTTCCATCAAAGTGTTGTGGATGATACGATCAAAGTGAATGCAGAGACACATTATAAAGCTGGCATGCATCCAAAAATCACTAGAAAAGTAGCTGGTAAAGCTTGCGATTGGTGTATGAATCTAGCTGGAACATATGAATATCCAGATGATGTTCGTGATGAAGTCTATCATAGGCACAGGGATTGTAGGTGTATTGTTACTTATGATCCGGGGAACGGAAAAACTGTGCAAGATGTGCATACAAAGAAATGGCAAGATGTACATGCTTTAGAAATTGAAAATAGAAAGACTGAATTAGAAAAAACATATGTTGGAAAAGATGTTACACCAGAATATTATGGTGCCATTAGAACAGATAAAAAAGAATTGCTATTTGATGAAAATCTTGTTGAAAAAGATCACAAAGTGGAAATTGAAGTTGCAAATCTTGTAGTAAATAAATTCGGTGGAGAGATGAAAGTACTTCAAGAAAACAATCAGACGAAAATGCCTGATTATTTATGGAATGATAAATTTTGGGATTTGAAAACCTGCAGTTCTGAAAAGGCTTGTAACAGTGCAATAAGGCATGGATTAAAACAAATAGCTAATAACCCAGGAGGAATAATTCTTGATTACAGATCTTTTGATGCCGATTTAAACAAAATCAGAGATAACATGGATAGTCGTATGAAATATAGTAATTTCAGTGTTGATATTATGGTTATTCAGACTGGGGAACGTTTTAAAGTATTTAGATACAAAAAATAAAGGATGCCCCCCGCCGACATTGGCGAAGACCATCCTTCTATATATATTTTACGATTTAGTGAACAGTTATGCAAGGAGGAAATATGGCTAAAGATGATTATTATGTAATTGTGTATCAGATATTGTCTTATTTATATAGAACCTTAAAAGAAGGCACTGAAGTAGATCCTAAAATGTTAACTTTTGATGGGTATTTATTTAAAATCAATGAAAGATATTGGCTATATATTATGAAAAATCTGATTAATGATGGATATATCGATGGATGTCAAGTAGTGATAGCTTGGAAAAAAGGGGTTACTCTATCAGGAATAGAAGATGTAATGATAACGCCTAAAGGAATTGACTATTTATGTGATAACAAAACAATTAAAAGAGCGTATGAATTTGCGAAAGACAATTTGCAGATTTTACCAATTAAATTATAGCTTGATTCAGCATCTGTAGAAATACAGGTGCTTTTATTATGCAAGGATGTGATGTGTATTGAGTGTGATTATTATTTTGGATAGCTAGGAGGATTAGAATGGAGAATGCAGTGCCTAAAAGAATAGGCAGACAGACTCCTACTACTTCCGTAACTATTCCTTATGTAAAAACATATGGCCAACAAGCCATAGAACTTTATGAAAAATCTAAACGTAAGGCCATGGATTGGCAGAAAATGTTAGTTTATGACATTTTATCAATCACTGAAGATGGTCTATGGGTCCATAATAGATTTGGATATGAAATACCTCGTCAGAATGGTAAAGGTGAAGTTGTTGCGATTGTTGAGATGTGGAAATTGCAGAATGGCGAAAAGATTATGCATACTGCACACAGAGTCAACACTTCTCACACTGCATGGGAAAGACTATGTGCATTACTTGATGATGCAGGTGTTCAGTACAAGTCTATTAAACAAAAAGGTGCTGAAGAAATTCGCTTGGAAGAAACAGGAGGATATATTGCTTTTCGTACTAGATCCAACACTGGAGGTCTAGGTGAATCATTTGATACTTTGATTGTCGATGAGGCCCAGGAATATACTACAGATCAAAGTTCCGCATTGAAATATACTATTTATTCCTCTGAGAATCCTCAGACGATTTTTTGTGGAACCCCACCAACCGCAGTATCTGCAGGTACTGTATTTACAGATATGCGTAAACGTGTATTGAGTGGAAAAAGTAAAAATACAGGTTGGGCAGAATGGTCTGTGGAATTTATGACAGATGTTGAAGATGTAGATGCCTGGTACGAAACAAATCCAGCGTTAGGAATCAGAACATCTGAAAGAACGATTGAAGCGGAATTGGAAGATAATGACGATATTGACTTCAATATTCAGCGTTTAGGTTTATGGCTACAGTACAACCAGAAATCTGCGATAACTGAAAACGAGTGGAAAAATTTGAAGGTTGACGCTCTACCTAAGTTTACAGGTAAGTTGTATGTAGGAATAAAGTATGGCCATGATGGCGAAAATGTGGCATTGTCTGTAGCATGTAAGACCACTAACAAAAACATTTTTGTAGAATCTATAGACTGTAGGAAGATCAAAGACGGAAATACTTGGATGATTAATTTTTTGGCCAATGCCGATATAGGTGGTATTGCGATTGATGGAGCAAACGGACAACAGATTTTGGCAGCCGATATGAAGGAAGCTGGCATAAAGAAAAGGCCAGTGTTGCCAACTGTAAAAGATGTTATTGCTTCAAATCAATTGTTCGAACTTGCAATATCAAATAAATCGGTTTGTCATAATGATCAACCTGCATTAACACAATCTGTAACCAATTGCGAAAAAAGAGCGATTGGATCCAGTGGAGGATTTGGATTCAGATCCATTAAAGATGGTGTTGAAGTAGCCTTATTAGAATCTGCAATATTAGCTTACTGGATGTGTTCTAAGAAAAAAGAACAAAAACCACAGAGAATAAGCTATTAGGAGAACATATGTGTGTTCTCTTTTTTTACGTAACTATACGGAAAAATAGGAGGAAAAAAAGATGGATTTCAAACCAATTGAAACACAAGAACAATTTGATGAAGTAATCAGGGAAAGATTAGCCCGTGAGAACAAAAAATATGAAGGCTGGACGAGCCCTGATAAATTGCAAGAAATTAAAGATGGTTATGAGCAAAGTGCTAGCAAAAAATTTGAAGGTTATACATCACCTGAAGACTTGCAGACAATGAAGAATAATTATGAATCTCAGCTTGAAACAATTCGTAACGAAAATACTTCGTTAAAAGCTTCTCAATTACGTTCAAAGGTAGCAAATGAATTTAAACTACCAACAGAAATGGCATCACGCTTACAAGGTAGTACAGAAGAAGAACTTAGAGCAGATGCAAAAACATTAGCTGAATTAGTGTCAACAAATAAAACCGTTGTATTGCCATTACATGGTGGATCAACAGGCGGCAGCACTGACAAGAATGCAGCTGTTAAAGAATTATTATCACAATTTAAAGATTAAAAGGAGAAAAAAACAATGTCAACAATCACAAAAAGTACAGGGCTATTCCCATCAAATTTAGTCACAAGTGTATATAGTAAAGCTAAAGGCTTTTCATCATTAGCAGCATTATCACAACAAGAACCTATTCCTTTTTCAGGCAATGATGTAATGGTTTTCTCAATGGATGGAGAAGCTTCTATCGTTGGTGAAGGTGAAAATAAACCAGCGGGTGATGCAGATTTTGCAAAGAAAACTATTACACCTATCAAAATCGTATATCAGCACAGATTAACAGACGAATTTATTAATATGTCTGAAGAAAAGCAGTTACCTTATTTACAACAATTTGTTGATGGATTTGCTAAAAAAACGGCACGTGCAGTGGATATCATGATTTTCCAAGGCGTAAATCCTGCAGACGGAGTTGAATCTGCAAAGATTGGTACAAACTGTTTCGCAAAAGCGGTAACAAATAAGGTAACTTATGCAGCAGCTTCCGCAGATGAAAATTTAGATGACGCAGTTGCGTTGATTCAGGATCAAGATTGCGATGTCACTGGTATTGCTATGGCACCAGCATTCGCATCTGCATTAGGAAAAATTAAAGCTGCAGGAACTGGAACATATTTATATCCTGAATTCCGTTTTGGAAATAAACCAGCAAACTTCGGAGGCATGGCAAATAGTGTAAACAATACAGTTGCATTTAAAAATAGTAAAATTCGTGCAATTGTTGGTGATTTTGCAAATGCAGTCAAATGGGGATATGCAGAGCAAGTACCTATGAAGATCATTGAATATGGCGATCCAGACGGACAAGGCGATTTACAGAGAACTAATCAAATCGTATTGCGTGCAGAAACATATGTAGGATTCTGTGTATTGGATTCTGATGCGTTTGCATTGATTACAACTGATTCTGCAGTTGCAGCATAGAGGTATTAATGGACTACGCGACAATCGATGACGTTGGTGTTCTTTGGAGAAACATGACCAATGAGGAATTAAAACGTGCTAGAGCATTAATTCCCGTGGTGTGTTCTTCTCTAAGAATCGAAGCAAAAAAAAGAGGTAAAGATTTAGATCAAATGGTTTCACAAGATCCAGATTTACTAACAGTAGCAAAATCAGTAACTGTAGATGTTGTCGCTAGGACCTTGATGACTTCTACAGATAAAGAACCGATGTCTCAATTTTCGGAATCAGCTCTTGGCTATTCTGCTTCTGGCACATTTTTAGTTCCAGGAGGAGGCTTGTTTATCAAAAATTCAGAACTCGTAAGATTAGGAATTAAGAATAAGCAGAAAATACGAACAATAGATATGTGTGGTGGCACAAATGATTAAAGGAATTGATGTTGTTCTATATGAAAAAACAAAAGTAGGAGTAGATGCATTTAATGAACCAGTATACGCAGATAAGCCAGTACTGGTAAAAGATGTGTTAGTATGTCCTTCAACATCTCAGGAGATTCTAGATTCAACCAATCTATATGGGAAAAAGGCAGTTTACACATTGGCCATTCCAAAAGGTGATAATCACAACTGGTCAGATGCAACTATTTCTTTCTTTGGTAAGAAATGGAAATCTTTCGGTATTCCATTGGAAGGCATTTCAGAAATGATTCCTTTACGTTGGAATAAGAAAGTCATGGTGGAAAGATATGAATGATTTTGAGTTTAAATTGAATTATGAAGGCATTGGCCAATTACTGAAATCTGATGAACTTAAACAGATTTGTGAAGAAAAAGCTAGGTCTGTTTTAGAAGCATGTGGTGAAGGGTATGAATTGGAGACAAAAGTAGGTGCTAAACGCGTTAGAGCAAAAGTTAAGGCATCTACACCACACGCGTATTACAGTAATTTGAAGCATAATACATTAATGAAGGCATTAGGAAAATGATTGAAATAGTATTATTAAACTACTTAAAAGAAGTTCTGTCTGTTGATGTATTTATGGAGATCCCACCAAATCCACCAGATACATATGTTCGTATAGAAAAAACAGGAAGTGGAGAAGAAGAGCATATTAATATGGCTACTTTTGCACTGCAGTCTTATGCAGATTCGATGTATGAGGCTGCTTTATTGAATAGAGAAGTTATTGAAAAAATGAAAAACATGATTATACTGGATGAAATATTTAAGGTCAAATTAAACAGTGATTACAATTTCACTGATCCAAGCACTAAGAAATATCGCTACCAGTGTATTTTTGATATTACATATTAGGAGGAAAAAACATGTCTAGTGTTGAAAATGTTACTGCCGCAAAGCCTAAAATTGGTGGTTCTATGTATGTTGCAGATGTTGGAACTGTGCTACCTACAGATGCTACATCTGAACTAGATAAAGCATTCGTAAGTTTAGGCTATATTTCAGAAGATGGTGTTAAAAACGACAACTCTATGAAGACCGAACAGGTAAAAGCTTGGGGTGGAGATGTTGTTGTAAATTCTCAAACAGAAAAAAACGACATCTTTAAATACAAATTAATCGAAGGATTAAATGTAAATGTATTAAAGAATGTATATGGAGATAAGAATGTTACAGGTAATTTAGAAGAAGGATTGTCTGTAAAAGCAACAGTGGAAGAACTCAAGGATAAATCTTATGTTATCGATATGATTCTAAAAGGTGGTGTTTTAAAACGTGTTGTGATTCCGCAAGCTTCGCTTACTGAATTAGGTGAAATTGCATATAAAGACAATGAGCCAGTGGGCTACGAAATATCAATGTTAGCTTTACCTGATAAGGATGGTGCAACACATCATGAGTATTTTAAAAAGAAAGCAGGTGCGTAGAAATGATTAGTGGAGTTACTAAAAATGGTTTCGCGTTCGAAATTACGGACGAAAGAGCGGACAACATGGAACTTATTGATGCTTTGGCTGATATTGATGACGGGAACCTATTGGCAGTGTCTAAGGTGTTAACTTTATTGTTAGGACCTGAACAAAAGAAAAAAATGTATGATTTTGTTCGAACAGAGGATGGTATCGTTTCTGCACAAACTGTATCAGAAATGATTGTAGAGATCTTGGCCGCAAAAAAAGAAACAAAAAACTAATAGCCCTGGCCAACATGATTTCGAGAGATGAAGATGCGCTAATCTGTGATCTTGCAGAAACGTATCAGATATATAACTATAAGTCGCTACCAGCAAGACTAGTAGCGACTTTATCAGTTGGCTTAAGGGATGATTCTCGAATCAAATTAAAAATGATGGATGAGAAGTTATCATTACGCGATTTTCTGTTGGCATCTATTATGGATCGTCTGAGTTTATTGGTATGGTTCCAATCGAAAGACGGGCAAGAAGGAAATAATCGTCCTGCCATGATTGTGGATGCATTAATGGGAAAAACAAATGATAATGAATCGGATATTGAATCTTTTGAATCTGTTGAAGAGTTCGAAAGATTAAAAAAAGAATTGGTAGGTGATTAATATGCCGGCTGATGCAGGTACTGCCTATGTGCAGATTGTACCATCTGCCAAAGGTATTAAAGGAAAAATCACTGATGCACTAAAAGGAGAATCACAGACGGCCGGAGAATCATCCGGATCTACAATTGGCTCTGCTTTAGTATCAAATTTAAAAGGTGTGATTACTGTCGGAGGTATTGGAGCTTTTCTAGGGGCTTCGTTAACGCAAGGAGGATCCCTCCAACAATCACTCGGAGGTGTCGAAACACTCTTTAAAAAAAATGCTGATACTGTTAAAAATTATGCTAGTCAGGCATTTAAAACTGCCGGAGTATCTGCGAATGAATACATGAATAATGTTACATCATTCTCTGCGTCATTGATCTCAAGTTTGGGTGGGAACACTGCAAAGGCAGCAGAAGTGGCCAATATGGCTATGATTGATATGTCAGATAACGCAAACAAAATGGGTACAGACATGGAATCCATACAAAACGCATATCAAGGGTTCGCAAAGCAGAACTACACAATGCTTGATAACTTGAAGCTAGGATATGGTGGTACTAAATCTGAAATGGAGCGATTGCTTCAGGATGCACAGAAATTAACAGGTGTTAAATACGACATCAACAATTTAAGTGATGTATATGAAGCGATTCACGCAATCCAGGAAAATCTAGATATTACCGGGACTACAGCTAAAGAAGCATCAACTACATTGACTGGATCTTTTGGAGCAATGAAAGCAGCTGCTCAAGACTTCTTAGGAAATCTTTCAATTGGTGCAGACATTACAGTTCCAATGACAAATCTAGTTAAAACAACTTCAACGTTTATATTCGGCAACCTATTGCCTATGGTTGGAAATATTATTGTAGCTCTGCCACAAGCAGTAGTTACAGGTATTAGTCAAGCTGTTCCAGCATTGATCGCTGGATTAGGATCTATGTTAGCTCAGATTGGGACATTCTTTACTACAAGTGTTCCTGGATTAGGCACACAAGTTTCTAGCATGATAGTTCAAGCGGTTAGCACAATCGCATTACAATTACCAGCTTTCATGGAACAAGGAAAGAATGTGATTGATGGATTGGTATCCGGAATTGTCACAAATTTTCCAATAATCATGGCAGAGATTCAGACAATGGTAACGTCAATGCTTACTTGTCTGTTGGAAAATCTACCTAGTTTTCTAGAAACAGGATTAGAATTGATCTTATATTTAGTGCAAGGAATTGTATCTTGTCTTCCAACAGTAGTAGAAAGTATATCAAATACTGCAATTTCGATGTTAAATACATTGCTTTCTAAAATGCCGGAATTCCTGGCAAAAGGTATAGAAGTGATTAAAAATATTGCTACCGGTATTTTGCAGAGTCTACCAAGTATTCTTAGTACATTACTAGGTATATTAGTGAACTTAGTCAATTTGATCGCATCGCACTTGCCTGATTTCTTAGGCAAAGGTGTGCAAATCTTGATTATGGTCAGTACTGGTTTATTACAGGCGGTGCCACAATTGCTTGGGGTGATTCCTGGAATACTAGCTCAGGCTGCTGGCGCATTCTTCTCTTATAATTGGGTGTCTATTGGATCCAATATCATTAGTGGTATTGTAGGCGGAATTAGAGCAGCCGGAGGAGCGATTGGAAATGCGTTGATGAATATTGCGAAGAGTGCTTTTGATTCTGTGAAGTCTTTCTTAGGTATTAAGTCACCTTCTAGAAAAGCAAAAAAAGAAATTGGCCAATTTATTCCACAGGGTGCAGCTGCAGGTGTTGAAGAAGACGATAGTCTTATTATTGCTATGCGTAATTTAGGCAAAAGAGCAATGCAAAGTGCAAGAACGTCATTTAATTTTGGCGATATAAGAAACGTGGCTAAATTTAAAGTGGATCCAGACAAAAATACTACAGGTATTCCGCGAGGACCGGTTACAAACTTTTATCAGACAATTAATTCTGCAAAGGAGCTTAGTCCTTACGAAATGGAAATTAGAACACAAGCAATGTTGAAAAGGAGTGTGTGGGCATGAGAAAGGTAATCTATACAAATGAAAATGGTGATAGCATTGAATTTTCAAGAGCAACAGGAATCCATATTACAGATGATATGGGATTATCTAAAAATAGCATTACACTTTCCGAATCAACAGTTTCTAATCAAATTGGATCATCAATTACTGGTAAGGTTGTAGAACCTAAAGATTTTACGATTACTGGTAAATTCAAAAACGATCCAAACGTTCGCAAGAAAATGTTAGCTGTAATTCTTCCAGGGGTTGCAGCTACATTTCGCTATATTGATGAAGAAGAAGGAATTGATGTATATTGGGATGTCGAGCCAAAGGAAACTCCATACATTAGTTGGGATAGGAACTGGCAAGATTTTCAATTTATGCTGCATGCAGCATATCCTTATCCAAAAGAAAAAGAAGCGCAATTAATAAGTTTTAATAAACTTGAATCTAATTTTATGTTTCCACAAAGTTACTCAAGCACTGTACCGTTCACTATATCAACAAGAATATGGCAGCCGCTATTAACATTCTCGAACAAAGGAGATCTTCCGACTGGGTTTATTTTACAAATGAAAGCTGAAGCAGAAATCAAAAATCCAAAAATTGTGAATGTTGTTACACAGGATCATTTATCGTTTGGAAAGAATCATGATCTTACGATGCAAAATGGAGATATCTTGGAAATAAGCACTTATACAAATCAAAAATATTGTCACTTGCTTCGTGGAGAAGAAGTGATAAATGTATTTTGGATGATGGATTTTGACAGTATTTTCTTCCAATTGGCGGTAGGCGAGAATGTATTAAGATATAGTGCTGATACAAACGAACAAAATCTAATTGTAGAATTATCGTTTGAAACAGTGAGAGCTGGTGTCTAATGAATTATTTTATTTATGATCGTGAAGGAAAGAAACAAGCGCTACTTCAGAATGTAACAAGTATTCAATGGAAACCTCGTTATTGTGAAGAAGGAAAAGCAGTAATATATGCGAAAGCTACAACAGATAATTTAAAATATCTAGTTGAATTCAATCGCATCGTCTGTCAGGAACGGAATGAGATCATGTTTATTAAATCTGTTGTACCGAAGGAAGACGATGAAACGGTATTAATTATCAGTGGATATATGGATAATTTAGATGATCGAGTTAATATAAACACATTGACTGTTAGAAACGTTGAATCATCGTTATTAAAATGTGTATCTGATAATAAACGTGGATTAGATATTAATGTTGCAGATTCAAAAGGGTTAACGGCTAAAATACCAGATTCCGAAACAACTTGGTTAAGTCTAAGAAAAACAGTTCAAAAGTATTGTGCTTTAGTTGGATATGGCTATCGTGAAATTGTTAAGAACAGTGTATTGAATTATTTTGAAATATATTCCGGATCCAGAAGAGATGAAGCAAAATTTTCAGATGATCTAGGAAATGTTTTGGCGCAAAGATACGAAGTAGAGCTATCCAAATACAAGAATTTTGCGTATGTTCTAGGCGATGATGACGATGGGAAACGCAGAATGGTTACAGTGGATATGCATGAAGCTGATGAGCCATTAATGGAAATGTATGTGGACGCAAGAGATTTGCAACGAACATACAAAGATTCAAACGGAAATGAGCAAACGTATTCAGATAGTGAATACAACGAATTACTCCGTATTCGTGGAGAAGAAAAATTACTAGAAACCAGGGAAGGCGCATTTGTCTTCTCTTTTACTTTAAATCCTGAAGATAAATTAATTATCTTAGGAAGAGATTATGATCTTGGTGATATTGTCCCGGTTATTAGTATTAAATACGGTCTACAAGTTTATGCACGTATTACAGGTATAGATTTTGTGGAGGAGGGAAACGAAGACACCAAAATCAATTTAATTCTACAAATAGAATAGGAGGTTAAATATGGCACAAAAAGCATATCCTTTAGATAATACAAAATATCTATCAGAAGATGTTCGTCTATATCATGTTGGTAGAACCACAGGAATCTTTAATGCGACCGGGGATGATTTGAAAGTGTCCGCATCCGGAGGAATGAACATTAAAGTTTCACCTGGTTATGCATTTTTATTTAGTGCTAAAAGTGCGATTGGTGGATTTACTTATGGAAACACTTCCGATGTTACTTTATCAATTGATATCGCATCATCTACTACACGCTACGATTACATTTCATGCAGATATACAAAAGCTACAAACAATTGTGTTCTAACGTATGTAAGAGGAAATGGAAGCAGGCCAACAGCACCAATTAGAAATGAAAACATTTATGAAATCATTTTAGCAATCATCCAGGTACCTGGGAATGCATCCACAATCACATCTGCGCACATCATCGACACACGTTTAAACGAAACATTCTGTGGTCTTGTAACTGATGGAACGAACAAGCTTCCAACACAGCCGATGTATGATCAATACAATGCGTTACTGGCAGAGCTAGAAAAAGCTTTAGATGGAAACACTGCAGGAAACTTATTGAATCAAATCAAAGCGAATAAAGGTTTGATTGATGGTGTGACTAAACGAGTGGCCACAAATGAAGGCAACATCACTACGCATGGAAAATCAATCAATGACAACACGAAAGATATCACAGATGTGAGTAAGCGTGTTAAAAGTATTGAAGATAAGGTTCCAAAGCTGGAAAAAGCGGATACTAGCCTTTCAAATCGAATTGCTGAGTGTGAAAAGTTTAAGTGGAAAGTCGGTACATCGACACCAACAACAAGTACTTGTCCTAGTGGATATTTCTACTTCCAATTAGAAGGATAGGTGCTTAGATATGACTAGAAAAGATTGTGGATCCAATACAAGTGGAATCCACATGATGGTGGATTATTGGACAGAGCTAGTTGGAAGTTGGCCAAACATCGTAATGCGTTGGCATTACTCCATGTTTATCAAAGAAGATTATCGGCAGAACAGCCTCCAGTGGAATGGGGCTGTTTTTATGTTTCACACGAATCAGCATACATTCAATGTAAATTTATCAGGAGCAACGCAGACTGGAGTTCTTGCGGCAGGCACTCTAGATCTTCCGTTTGGCAATGGACCAAGTGTTTATCATACACCTGGATGCAGTACATCGTTTGGTAACTTTTCGGCAAGTGGTGTTCTTGGTGAATCACAGAGTGTAAGTGGTCCAAGTGTGTACGAGTGCAGCAATCCAAGGAACATCAATCCATTCGATGCGGCAATCGATTACAAGCTATCAAACGTGCGAAACTACTGGAGAGTGTATCTGTGGTGTGCAATTACTGGAAAGACATGGAACGTCAGTCCGGACAATGGAAATGGTTCTATCAAAGTAACTGGATTGAATCCGGAATCATCTTATAAAATCACAACCAAAGTTGTGGATCGTAATGGAACTGTCCAGTATACCGGTGGTGTGTATGCATCGTTTACAACTCCGGCTGATCAGTTGAAAATCGCATTCAACCAAGGCGGTAGAGTCAAGGTTGCTCGTGTTTACTACAATCACAACGGAACAATTAAAAAGGTTAAAAAGGTCTATAGGAACATCAACGGCAGTGTCAAAAAAGGTGTGAACTATGGATAGAAATGGAGGTATATACATATGGGAATCACAGTGTATAGCGAATCTAAATCATTTAGCAACGTCTGTGTTATTGACAGTGTGACAAGGCGAATCGTAATTCCAGAAGGATGTGACCTATTGGGCGTGCAATACGATAAGAATGCATGCTTGGTACATTTCCAAATGGATCCATGGCCAACAGAAGTATTTGATATGACGAACGCTCAAGTTCGAATCATCTATAAGAATGCTGCTGGAGAGTTTGGATCCTATTTAGTCACGAATAAATTTATCACAAATGGAGTCTGCAGCTTTGCCTGGGAAGTTGACGCGAATGCTTTAAAAGAAAAAGGAAACGTTGAATTCTGGGTGTGTGCAGAAATGCTAGATGGCAGCACAGTTAAACGTGAATGGCATACATTGAAAGCTATCGGCAATGTGGCCGAAGGTTTATTGCACGTGACTGGATCAGTGGCCACAGAGTCAAAAGACGAAGTCATGCAGCTATTAGCATATGCCAAACAAGTGTCGGATGATGCGGTTAAACAAATCAATTCGACAAAAACAAGTACTTTGTCTGAGATCAAAAAGAATTCAGACAGTGCTTTGAGCTCAATCGCATCCAAACACACAAATGCGATTGATGATATTGAAAATACAAAATCAGCCGCAGCGGTTACAATCAATAGCTTGATTGACACTTTAGGCTTGAGTGTTAAAGGAGGAAAAGTATGTCAGAGAATTCGAGTGAAGTAGCTTTAGCAGCATCTGCAGAAACATATGTAGAGAAGTTCCTGGCCACAGATGAGCAATTGACAAGAGTTGCGAATGCGCTTGAAAAAATGGTTCCAGGCTATGAGAAATATAGTGCCGACTATTTTAATTCAATGTTTATTCCACAGAGAACAAGAAAAATCTATGGAACAAAAGTGTGGAAGTTTGCATCAAATCCAACAAGTTCGTGCGAAAAGACTCGAGACAATGTTGGATTAGTCTGTCAGCCTAGTACAGATACTGTAGAGGGCACAGATGACTACAAGAACATTCCTTTGTTCAAGTGGTATGAGTGTAACTATAAACGATATGATGATGGTTTTGCATATCCAGTCGCAATGATTGGTGATGGAAACTATCAAGAAACTGGGGCAGTTGACTGTGGTGCTCTGCAGATGACTTTCTATTACAAACAAATCGAAACAGAGAATTACACAGAATGGTTGATCTCTGATTCACCTAATCATGCTCTAGGATTAAAACCTTGGTTTGCTGCGGTGCGTGCAGACGGAACAGTAATGCCTTACTTTATCTATTCCAGATATCACAGTGTTACTGCGAGCGATGGAAAATTGAGATCTCAACCTGGAAAAGTTGAGGTGAATCAATGTCACGACAACATTCTTTCTAACTATCAGAAAAAAGGAGCTGGTTACTGGGGTGCCGGAATCGATAGACAATCATTCGGAATCATTATGTTGATGATTAAGTATGCGACTAAGAACTCACAGACAATCTTCTCAGGAAATACAAACTACTCTATGCAGACGAAATCCAGTGTGGAACGTTCGACAAAAGCTACGTATTTCCCAATTCCGAAAAGTGAAAAAGCATCATGGCAAATTGGATCTAGCGTAATAGTCGGATATGGTCGAGATAAAGGCGATGGCTCTGTCGATTTAGATAGAGGAAATTCAACAATGTATAAATACGCATATGCGGCCAAGATTCTAAGAATCGATGATCTAGATGCAGATAACTGTGCAGTCTATCTAGATTGTGAGCCTTTCGATACAACTCCAGTCACTGGAGGAAGTGCTACACAATACATCTACATGTCTTCATGGCATTATGACAGCGGATGCACAGATGTAGTCATCGGCCATCACGATGGATCTCCAGTATCTAATACAGATGGAAAACATCCATACAGAATCCAAGGACTAGAATTCAGCGTTGGTGGTTGGACGATTCCAGGTGATACAGTCATGATTTTCAACGCAGATTATTCAAAAGATGTATATCGTGCGCCTAGAGGTGTGGCACATTCGTCATCTGAAGCGACAATCAAGAATACTTATACAAAGGTCGGAACGATTCCGGCCAAGGCAGATGGTTCAGATTCGTGGATTGGAGATATCTCTATCGTGGATGGTGCATGGTTTCCATCCGCATTCGGTTCCGGCTCAAGCCAGGGTGTAGGGGATATGCTCTATGCCGGAGGAACATCAACAAGCGGAACACGAGAATATCTTACGGGCGGTCGCCTCGGGGCTGGCTCGCTTGCCGGCCTTTGTTGCTTGTCTTGCGGGTCTGGCCTTGGCGTTGCCTGGTGGGCCTTCTTGTCGCTCGATTGATGTTCAATCGGGGGTTGCAAGGGGGCATCCCCCTTGCATTGTTAGCTAACAATTAAATATTAAATTTAGAGGATTCATGGTAGGGCGGTAACCTCAGGAATGGCTCGAATGCCGGCCTTTGTTACTTGAATTGCAGGAATGGCCTTGGCAATGCCAGGTGGAACTACTTGTCGCATGATTGTTTATAAATTAGATACATTTAACAAAATGGGATATCGACATCATTAATGTCAAATAGGTTTGTATACTTTACCTGTAAGCGAGGTAATGAA